AAAATATTAATAAATATTTATTATGGTAATAAATAATATAGTTTTTTACAGTAATAAAAAATATATTTTTAATAAAAAAATATACTAAATTTAGTATATTTTTTTTATTCTCTTGATTAATAAATAAAGATTATTTAAAAGAAATAAGTAATTATGCAAAAAATCATTGTAAAAATAGTATTGTAGATTTATTTGGAAGCAAAGTAATTAAGGTTTATTACCTATTTCAGTATACAATATTATAAAATAAAAATATAATATATACTAGAATAATTTGTATTATTATTAATATATTAATAATAAATATTGATATTTTTTAATAAAGATACAAGTATATTTTTTTAATTCTTTTGATCAACATATTAATTTAATAAATAAAAATCAAAATAATAAATTAATTTCAGAGAACTTATTTAATTTAAAGTATTAAATTAAAGATGCAAATAAGTGTAAAGGTTTAATATATAATATTTGAAATTTAAAGTATTTCATGATTTATTTACCTGTTAATTATAATAGTAATAATATAAATTTTTATAATATTTTAAGAGTATAAAATATTATTTATAATAAATGAATTAACTCTCTTATGAATATAAAATGAAATAAAAAATAATAATTTTATCATGTTTTAATAAATATGAATTCAATTTATAAAGTAAGATTATGGACTAAGTTTAAAATTGAAAGTCTATTCGTTTTTATTGGAACTAATATTTCTGATAATATAAAGAAAATATTAGACAAAATACAAAATAATAATAATATAATTGAAACAGATAAATCTAAATTAATAGATATATTTGGAAAGAATTATGAAAAAATTTTAGGTATTGATAAAAGTAATAAAATTATTTTTATTTATAAAACAATAAATAAAGATGATAATATTAATATAGTATGTAAAAAAATATTGGTATATTTAGAAGATTATTTAAATATTACAAATATAGAGGAAATATATTTATGGTCATATAAAAAAATTAAAAATGAAGAATTATTAAATTTACAATTTATAAATAATTGTTTTAAGAAGGATAATAAAATAGATTTTACAAAATTTCAAGAATATGTTAAAAATTTTTTTAATATGAATATTGAAAATAATTTAAATTATAATATTATTGATAAATCTATAGCATTTAAATTATTATCTGATAATAGTAAACAATTATATCAAAATAAAATAATAGAATCTTTATTATTTAAATATGTAGATGATAGTTATTTTGAATATATTCAATATAATCCAACAACTAAATCAAATAATAATAATGAAAAAATTAAAACTTTAACAATAAATTCATATTTTGATTTAACAATATCTTTTTTTGATATTAAAGATGATATAATAGATTTAATAACAATAAAAGATTTTGAAAATAACATAAATAAAGAAATATATTTCCCATTATACAAAAAAAAATCAACAGATTTCAAATCAATAAAAACATTTATAAATGAATTAGATATAATAGAAAAAGATATAAATAATTATAATTTTATAAATAATACAAAAATAAATAAATATATATCATTTCTTTCATTAAAAGGTAATGAATTGAATTTTAATAAAAAACATAATTTATCATTATTATTTGATAAAATTCATGCAAGTAATGATATACCATTTATAAAATTTAAATCTAGTAATAATGTTTTTTATAAAATTAATAAAGAATCATTATTAACTATTAATTCAAAAGATATTGATAAATGGACAATATATAAAAATATATATGGAAAATCTACAAATATTAATTATATTGTATTTAAAATGATACTTGGATCAAATTCATATTGTACATTATCAATATCAGATGTATTTATTTATGATATAAAATTTAATATTAAAATGGGAGAAAATATAACAATAGAATTAATAAATTTATTTTATAATAAAATAAATAAAATTTTAGAATTTGTAAAAAATTTATATCCAGATGTATTAATAACATTAGCAAATGAGAACAATCTTAAAATAATAAATTTAATAACTTATAATTCCATACAATTTGAAAAAATGATAGTTAAATATAATAATATTAAAGACGTTGTTACATCTAAAATGTATCCTTATTTTAATATAATTCCTAATCCAGATAAAAATATATTACATTTACAATATAAAAAAATAGATAATTATGCAAAATTTAATGATATAAATGCATTTATAACACAACATCATGGAATACCTCAATTAGATTTAATTACAAGAATACAACAAGTATATACATTAAGTAAAGAAGAAGCAGAAAAAGCATTATTAAATTGGTCAAGTATAAATGAAGTTGAAATAAATACTAATGCAAATAGTATAAAAATAAAACCAAAAAATGATAATTTTGTAAATATAAAACTAAAATTAAATGAAGTAGTAGATACGAGATTTTTAATATCTGGATTGCAAAATTATCATACAGAGGATATAATAATAAAATTAATTCGAATAATATTAGAATTAACAAATGATAAATTAAAATTAACAAAAATAAATATAGATAATTTTGATAATCAAATGTTTGATAATAAAAATAAAGGACCAACATTTGAAGATTTATCAGAAGAATTAAAATCAGAAAAATATGAAGAAGATGAAGATGATTATATAGATGATGAATATGAAAATGCTTTTAATGAAGCTTTAGATGCATTTTCAGAATTTTCAAAAAAAGTAGATGAAGTAGATAATAATGAAAATAAAGAATCAAAATCAAAAAATAAAGATAGAGAAGATAGTATTTTATCAATGAGTAAAAAAGGTAAAATGTCTGGATATGTATTAAATAAATTAAAAGAAGCAGATAAAGATTTATTTGAATATGATCCATCTCAATCACCTGTTAGGAAAGATTATGCCCAAATGTGTGGCTGGGTTGATACTAGACAACCAATTGTTATTAATGAAGAAGAAAAGAAGAAAATAGATTTAATATCATCTGATTCATATAATGGTTTTATTAAAACAGGAAGTAAAAAAGATACAGCAAATAAAAATTATTATATTTGTCCAAAAATATGGTGTCCAAAAAGTAGAGTACCGATGACATATAATGATTATATAAAAAATGATAAAAAATGTCCATATCAAGATATTAATGAAGAACCAATATTATTTAGTGCTAAATATTGGGGAAATGATACAAATTCAGCATTACAAAAACCAAGTTACATAGGTATATTAAAAGATGCACATCCAAATCATTATTGTTTACCTTGTTGTTTTAAATTACAACAAAATAATAGATTAAAAACAAAAACTTGTAAAACTAATTTAGAAGAATTAAATTCAAAAGTAAATGTAAATTCTAAAAAATCAGTTTCAGTTGCAGAAAGTAAAATAATTGATAAAGATCTATATGGTAATCCAAAATATATTAAAGGTGAACATTATTTTCCATTAGAATTATCAAGAATTGGATTATTACCCAAAGAAATTATGGAATTATTAGGAAATAAAAAATGTGGAAATCTTGCAAATGGAACAGGTTTAATGGAAGGTATAGTTAATTGTTATGCCAGAGTAGGAATAATACACTCAACACATTCATTTATATCATGTATATCAACATTATTAAATATTCCAGATTTATTAAACACAATAATAAATAAATTAACAATAGAAAAATATTTAATGTTAGAAAATGGAAAAATGTTAAGATTATTTATAAATGATAATTATGATATACATATATCAGAAAATTTCAAGGAATTTAAGACATGGTTTTTACGACAGAAATCATATATCTCAAAATATAATTTATTATATAAAGTAAAAAAAAATTTAGAATCTTTAGAATCAGATATATTTACTAAAAATAGTTTTGATATACAAACATATAAATATATTGTTCGTGAGTTTATGATATATAATTCTTATAAACATTTTATATTATATTTACAAAATGATGAATTAATAAAAGATCATTCAACATTATTAGATTTAATAAATATTGAACATGATTATATTAATACAGAAAGAGCACATATTATAATAATAAATGTTGATCCAGTAACAAATAAATCTGTTATTTTGTGTCCATTTAATAAAAATGTAAAAGAAACAGTAAACTTAAATAATGAATTTATATTTATAATTAAAACAAATCAATATTATGAACCATTATCTGAAATATATTTTGATGGAAGAATTGAAAAGAAATTTAGATTTAAATATAATGAATCAACAAATGAAATAAAAAATATAATAAATTATTATATAAATAATTGTGGAAAAAAAATAGATGAAATAACTAGTGAATCAATAGTAAGTTATTTAGAATCAATAGAATTATCTACAAAGAATTATGTAATTGATTATAATTTTAAAGTTCGTGGAGTTATATTAAAAAATAATTTGTATATACCATTTAAAAATAAAATTTCAATTTATAACGTATCTAAGAATACATTTATATATTATAATGATATTTTACATTATAAATGTTTATTAGATATAGAGAAAATAAAAACGATATTAAAAAATTTAGAAAAATATACAAAAGATGAATATTATAAAATATCAAAAATAATAGTAGATAAAAATGATCAAATAAATGCAGTTATAATAAATAATGAAAAAACTGTAATACCATTATTATTTAATAAAAATTTGGAATATTATCAAACATTTGAGAATGACTTAGAAATATTTATAAATTATAAAATAGAAGATAAGAGAACATCAATAATGAATATAATAAATGAAAATAATTTATTATTTGATTTCTTTTTTCAAAATATTCAAAGTTATATAAATAATGATAATGATATTAAGAGTGAAATAGATTTTTTGATAAATAAGCAAAATCCTTTTCCAAAGAATTATAGAAGAAAAAAATTATTAAATATATTAGAAAATATTAATAAAAATATATTAATAAAATCAACTGATTCTCAACAGGCAAAAATAATTATAGAAAATATATGTAAAAATAATTTAAGTAAGAATTGTATTTATCCATGTGAATTAAATTCAACATGTTTGAAAGGTATACCAGATGAATATTTAGAAAAATTTATATTTAATATGATTGAAACATTATTATTAGGGAATAATATAAATATAGTATCTAAAATATTTGGAATAATACCAAATGAAGTTTTATTAGATCAACATGACATTAATAATAATAAAATAATAGACTTGATAGAGTATCAAAAAAATCCATTAAGATTATTATCAGAACATTTAGATACTATAACTGATAATTATATATTTGAAAATTTAAATAATATTGATTTATTAAAGATATATATAAATGAGAGAACAGAATATTTACCAGTACCCATAAAATGGAAAAAAATATTTAATAATTATAATATAATTGAAAATGAAAAATATAATTTTATGTATTTATATACATTATTTAATAATATAAATGATTATGTAAATCCAAATAAGAAAACATCAATAGAAATTATGAAATCAATAGTAATTAAAAATATAATAAATAATTATTTAAATGATGATATATTTAATAAATTAATGGAGAATCCTAGTTTTGAAGCAAATATAAATAAAAAATTAACAATAAAACCATCTTTAGATGTAATATTAACAATAATAAATTCTACTAATTATTATCCATCAAATTATGAAATAAGTTTATTTGCAGATATGATAGGTGTAAATGTAATAGTAATTGGAAGACAAACATTAAAGAATCCAGATTCAATATATGTATATCATAATAATAATCAATATACAGTATTTTTATATACATCATTAGATTCAACGTGTAAAACAAATAAATTCAATCAATTTGATTTATTTGTTAAAAATAAAAAGAAAATAATATTTAATAAATCAGAAATATCTGAAGAAATTAATACAATAATTGAAAAAAAAAAGAAAGTTTATGAAATAGAAGTAAGTGAATAAGGGGAACCTAGGTTCCCCTTAAACCCTTCCTTTAATTTATTGTTAATCTGCCAAAGGTATAACC